ACTAACCTATGGAAAAAATCAAACTGTTTTTTGCAGCAATCGGCACGGCTCTTTCGTATGTTTTCGGAGGTATGGACACAATGCTCACCATCCTCATTGTCTTTATGACCATTGATTTTATCAGCGGCTTCACAAAGGCTTGGGCATTGAAAGAGTTTGATTCAAGCAAGTTTTACATCGGTGGTGTTAAAAAGTTCGGCATTCTGCTTATCGTGGCTGTTGCATCTCTGCTTGACAACATCATCCACATTGACAGCGTGGCTCTGCGAACTGTGGCTATCTCTTACTACATCGCAAATGAAGGCTTTTCCATTCTTGAGAATTGGGGTGCTTTGGGACTTCCGCTTCCGAAAGCCATCAAGAGTGCTCTTGCAAAGTTGAGAAAGGATGAGGACGATGAATCTGAATAAGCTGTTTCTCACACAGAATAACTGCTACAAAGCCGGAAAGAAAATTACCGTCAAAGGTATTATGGTTCATTCAACGGGTGCAAACAACCCGTGGCTGAAGCGTTATCTCCCGGATGATGGAAAAATCGGTGTAAATAAGTACGGAAATCATTGGAACACACCACTTCCCGGTGGAAAGCAAGTGTGCGTTCACGGCTTCATCGGAAAGCTCGCTGATGGTTCGGTCGCATCCTACCAATGTCTGCCGTGGAATCACAGAGGTTGGCACGCAGGCGGTTCTGCAAATAACACTCATATCGGGTTTGAGATTTGCGAGGACGGACTGACCGATGTTACATATTTCAATGCGGTGTACAAGGAAGCTGTCGAGCTTTGTGCATACCTTTGCAAAGAATACGGTCTTACAGAAAAGGACATCATCTGTCATTCGGAGGGATATAAAAAAGGCATTGCTTCCAACCACGGCGATGTTATGCATTGGTTTCCAAAGCACGGCAAGAGTATGGACACTTTCAGATCTGATGTTGCAAAAATGCTGAAAGCAGATACTGCAATTACTGAACTGACGACCATCAACGATATTGTCTGGGAGCTTTCCCATCGTGGCATCATTACAAATACGGAGCTGTGGCTGAAGAAACTCGAAGAAGATTCTAACAGCTATTGGCTTGCGAGAAAGACCGCAAACTATCTGCGACAAAATAATATTTGACACTTAAGCCTGTAGGGATTTTTCCTTGCAGGCTTATTTTTTTTGCTATTTTTGAAAAAACACCCCGCCAAAACACCTCTTAAATGTCGGTACTCCGAAAGGAGTGCTTTGAATGAAACATGAAGCTATAGACCAATTAAGGTATCAGGGATTTGGTTACAGAAGAATTGCCGCTATGCTCGGTATGCCCGAAGGCACAGTTAAATCATATTGTCGCAGACATCCTTTTGATATAAAGCAGAAGGTATGTTTTGAATGTGGGACACCAATTCAAAATACACCTCATAAGCGTGAAAAGAAATTCTGCTCGGATAAGTGCAGACAAAAATGGTGGAATAGCCATTTAGACCTTGTAAAAAGGAAGGCTATCTACCATCTCACTTGTGAGCATTGTGGATGTGATTTTGAAAGTTATGGAAACAACCACAGAAGGTTCTGCTCTCGAACTTGTTATGCAAATTACAGACGAAAGGTGGCTGAACCAAATGGATAAGGATTTGTTTAGTGCTATTACAGCATATAAAACCACAATGGCGGCTTTTAAAGTTATGTTGAATAAAGGTCTTATTTCTGCTTCTGAATACAAAGATATTGACACAAAAATTGCACAAAAATACGGGTTATCTTTGTCGGTTATATATCGATAAATAGTGCCTGAAACCCTTGACTTTACGGCACTTTAGAGCAAATATATGGTAAAGAAAAGGAGGTAAAAATGGATAGAATAATTAAGCAAGTGGTGTTTGCTGCACCCACAATAATAACTGCGTTAAAGGTTGCTGCATATACGAGAGTTTCAAGCGGAAAAGACACTATGCTTCATTCACTTTCTGCACAGGTGAGCTACTACTCAAAGTACATTCAAGAACATCCCGGTTGGATTTACTGCGGTGTTTATAGCGATGAAGCAATTACCGGGACAAAGGAAAGTAGGAAAAATTTTCAAAAGCTACTTCAGGATTGCAAAGCCGGGAAAATTGACCTTGTTATAACAAAGAGCATTTCAAGATTTGCCCGTAATACAGTAACACTTCTTGAAAACATTCGAGAATTAAAAAATCTCGGTGTTGGAGTTTTCTTTGAAGAGCAAAACATAAACACGCTTACAGCTGACGGAGAGCTTATGCTCACAATTCTCGCATCGTATGCACAAGAGGAGAGTTTGTCAGCAAGTGAGAATGCAAAGTGGAGAATTCATAAAGATTTTGAAAAAGGGATTCTTCCTAAAAATGTTCAGAACATTTATGGCTTCAACCGAACCGAAGATGGTGGATTTGAGATAATTCCCGAAGAAGCAGAAATCGTTAAGGATATCTTCAACCTTTACCTTGAAGGCTTTGGATTTTTGAAAATCGCTCAACACCTTAACGAACTTGGAGTTGAAAGCAATACGAGAGAGAAATGGTCGGATAAAAAAGTAAAGTACATACTTTCCAATGAGAAATATGTCGGTGATTTGCTTTTGCAGAAATCATTTGTTGTCGACCATTTAACAAAAAAATGCAAAAACAATAATGGCGAGAAACCTCAATATTATGTCAAGGACAACCATCAAGGCATTGTTTCACGAGAAATATTTGAGGCTGTGCAAGAAGAAATAAAGCGAAGACAACTAAAATACGGCAAGCAACTCACAGTAGTTCCTACATATTTGTTTACAGGGAAAATGCAATGTGGCATATGCGGAAAGAATTACCGAAGAAAAATCATTAGAGGGAAACCTATATGGAGATGCCCAACATTTGATAGGTTCGGCAAAAAGGAATGTCCATCGAAGCAAATCCCCGAAGATATATTGATTGATTTGACTATGGAGGTATTGGGTACAAAAACAGTTGATATGAGGGTTTTCAATAAGAAAATTTCAAAGATGTTTCTACCTTCTGCTGACCGCATAATATTTGAGTTTACAGATGGACATACCATTAAAAAAACATGGCAAAATCGGTCACGCAGCCAAAGTTGGACAGATGAAATGAAGGAACAAGCACGGCAACATACTTTGAAGAGGAGGAAATACTAATGGCAAAAGCGGTAACAGTAATACCTGCCACAATACACCCATTAACAAAACTGCCATCTTTAACGATGATGCTTCGCAGAACCTGCGGTTATGCAAGAGTATCAACAGATAAAGACGAGCAATTCACATCTTATGCTGCACAGGTAGATTATTATACGAATTATATTAAATCAAAGCCTGAATGGGAATTTGTGAAGGTTTACACGGATGAAGGAATCACAGGAACTAATACAAAAAAACGTGATGGCTTCAACGAGATGATTCAAGATGCTCTTGACGGAAAGATTGACCTCATAGTTACCAAGTCTGTAAGCAGATTTGCAAGAAACACCGTAGACAGCTTGGTAACCATCCGCAAGCTCAAGGAAAAAGGTGTAGAGGTTTATTTTGAGAAAGAGAACATATGGACACTTGACAGCAAAGGTGAATTGCTCCTTACCATAATGTCGAGCCTTGCACAGGAAGAAAGTAGAAGTATTTCCGAGAATGTAACTTGGGGCAAAAGAAAAAGTGCATCCGATGGAAAAATCAGTCTCGGATATAAGCAGTTCCTCGGTTACGACAAAGGTCCCAACGGAACTCTCATTGTGAACAAGGAACAGGCGGTCATCGTTAAGCGAATTTATAAAGAGTTTATGCAAGGCAAAACACCTTGTATGATTGCAAAAAGATTGACCCAAGAAGGAATTAAGACTCCTTCCGGCAGAGGAAAAAAGTGGAATGTAAGCGTTATTATGAGTATTCTAACAAACGAAAAATATAAAGGCTCGGCTCGACTTCAAAAGAGTTTTACTGTTGATTTCCTTTCAAAGAAAATAAAGAAAAATGAAGGCGAAGTTCCACAGTATTATGTTGAGAACAGCCACGAAGCTATCATTCCGCCCGATGAATGGGAAAGGGTTCAGAAGGAGTTAATTAGAAGAAAGAGTTTCGGCAGAAAATACAGCGGAAACAGTATTTTTTCAACAAGGATTGTGTGTGGAAATTGCGGAGCATTCTTTGGCTCAAAGGTATGGAATTCAACCGATAAAAAATATCGTCGAACCATATGGCAATGCAATGATAAGTTCAAAGGCGAAACACGATGTGCGACACCGCACTTAAGCGAAGAACAGCTAAAGGAAGCATTTATAACAGCATTCAACCGATTGTTTGATAACAAGGATGAAATTATCGGAAATTGCACAACGATTGTGGAAATGCTGACCGACTGCACGGAGCTTGATAAAAAAATAGAAACCCTACACCAAGAACTGGAAGTAATAGCGGAAATGGTACAGAAGTGTGTTGATGAAAATGCCTCAACCATTCAAAACCAAGATGAATACCTACAGCGTTATAACGGATTTGTAGCTCGATACGAGGAGGGGCTTGAAAAACTCCAAAAATATGAAAATGAAAAGGTACTACGCATAGCAAGGGGTGAATCCTTCAACGATTTTATGAAAGCGTTTATTAACATAGACAGCAACATAATCGAATTTGACAACGACCTATGGGTTTCAACAGTTGAGAAAGTGAATGTAATGCACGATGGCAAACTGATATTTGTTTTTCAAAATGGAACGGAGATTGAGGTTTGATATACAAAATAGAACAAACCAAAATATATCAGTTATTTACAAAAATGTAGTTTGAGCATTAGCAAAACCCCTTATTTTAAGCGAAAAACAAACTGCTCCTGTTTTGTTGACAGGAGCAATTTTAAGCAAAGTTATTCTTCATCATTTTCTTCAGAAACAGGGTTGGAGTATTCGCCATCATAGTTCTCAAAAATGTCATATGGAACATCGTCCGAATAATCTTCATCATCGTCAATGAAATCAAAGGTATTGTCGTATAGCTTGTTTATAGAGAGCCTGAACGCCTTGTTCTTTTTCTTGCCGTTGTATGTTATAACCATAACTTCGGCAAATCCCATTGAACCGGGGCGTCGCTCTCTTGCACTTCTACTGAGTATTTTGGGGGTCAAAGCACCAATCTTGTCCTTAAACTCCTCATCGTCAAGACTTTTGTTGTATGTAACTATGAGTTTCGCTATAGCCTTTAGGATGTTGGCAGTAAAGGAATCACAATCTCCTTCCCAAGTTCCGACACAAATCCTTAAGGTTCTACTGAGGACATGAATGCCGTATTTTTGATAAATCATTTCAAGTGTTGAAACCGCACCGATAACTCCGGGCGATTTTCTTAACCCTATCTCTAAACCAAAAGACTCAACAACCTCTTTTATAATAAGCTGGTCGTGATTTCCGGCTTCAATATTTGCCATAAACACTTCGTATGGCTTGAGACCTTTGACAAACTTCATCTGATTTGCAAAAATATCAGCTTCATGTTCATAGCTCAAATCGTCATAAATCATACACCACACAGGCGTTTCACGAGACCCGGAAACAAGTGCCACAATTTCAATGGTATGCTGACCATTAAAGACATAGTTTATACCATTACGGCGGCTGACTTTTACAGGATTAATTTGGTACAAATCAAAATGCTCTGCAGCCTTTTCCACATGAGCTTCTGAAAGGCTACGCTGATAGTCTTGGTTGGAGACAAGGTTTTTGATAGGTATCTGTTCAAAATGTACTTGTGGTACAAAAGGATTAAATTCTTCCATCATTCCGCCTCCTTTATTGAAGCAAGTAAATCTTCTGCTTTTTCTATTAGTGAACACAATACCTTTATCAGTTTATTTCTTGCAGTATCTGATACAATATTTAAGTTTGCATGGCTTTGCGTTCTGTTTATGGAACTAACCCACGATGGTATCGTAAGTGTTAGTTCGGTAACCTCTGCATCCGGGTCAAATTCAGGCATATTTTTAATACTTGGTGTTACTGGCTGCTCTTCTGCGGCAGCAGAACCTATGGCTTTTCTTGAACTGCTGTATTTGAAATACGCTTTATGGCTCCGATTCATCCGCCGATTTACTTCACGAAGTTCATCCTCCGGCATATTCGCAAGGTCAATAATGTTTTTGTGTGAAATTTTATACCTTCCTGACAGTATTTTGGGAACAAGCTCCGGGACTTTACTTCCGATCTGCTCAAGCGACCTTGTATACACAGCATATTTTTGAACTGTTCCTGCTGACACATTGTTTTCTTCACCGATTTTTCTTGCAGTTCTTATGCCAGAAAAATTAGGATTTGGAGAGGCAAAATAATCTTCATCGGATATACTTTCATCGTAATTACGGTCAGAAGTATATTGATTATGCCCGGTTGGGTTTTTTCGGCTGCTGATAACTTTTTCGGTTTCATACTGCATTCCTATTAAAAATTTTCTTGTTTCATCGGAAATGTTACGTCTGCCGAGCTGATTGGCACATATCCAAGCAATCGCATCTTCTTTTGACTCGAAGTCCATTTCTCTAACTTCGTAGGGAATGTTATGGCGAGTACATATTTCATATCTGTTATGTCCGTCAACAATAAAGCCTTTCCAAGTGATGATAGCTTCCCGGCATCCATCTTTCAAGATGTTCTCTTCAAGCTGTAAATATTCTTGACGGAGTAAGGGGCGTATTAAGTTTTTGAACTCTTTATTTATTTTTAGCGGTTTTCGTCTTTCCATAATTGCCTCCATCAATTCTCTATGCGAGTAAGCGTTTTCATAGAAAAAACTGCCATATTATGAGATGATACAATATTCCCGGTTAGCCTGTACGAACAATTCATTTCTAAATTACCAACTACACTAATCAGTTTTTTTACAAACGACATACTATACAACTCATAGGAGTTATCTGCCATAAGTTTTTGCGGTTTGATTTTTTCGGATTGGTCACCCGGAACAGCTTTTTCAACAGCTCTTATTGCAACACATTTATTATCTGGATTTACAAGTAATTGAATATATGGAGGGTCACCAAGTAACCGAAGCATACTTTTATAAATTCTGATTCGGTACTTCTTCAAATCAACAGAAATTGTGACCGCAGGATTTGGGGTTTCTGTCATACCGATTCACCTCCTATGCTCGGATTTGGTACAGGAACAATATCAGTAGATTTATTTTCCTCCGTATTATCTTTTATGGAATACACAGCATATCCTTCAACAATGTTAATCTGCATAGACTGCTTATGCTCATTAAAAGGTAAACCGAACTGGTCTTGCCATTCAGCCGGGAAAACAGGAGTCCTCGAAGTTTTAGGCTTTCCGCCTTCTGGTGTGGTTCTCTGGTATACTTCAGTAGCTGTTAAGTCAAAAGCTAAAAGGTACTCGTCATTGGAGTGAATGAGCTTGCCAAGCATTTTATACCTATGATTCGGATTCCAATCCATAAGTGAAACGACTTTTGCAAAAAACAATTTACAAGTAATTTGCTTTGATTTTCTCTTTCCGTTTGAAACTGTACACCATTGAAAGGAGTCTCTTGAACCTTCTTCGCAGGGGCGAAGTGCAAGGATTTTTTTCTGCCTGTTAATTAAGACTTGAGCATAATCGAAATTTGGGAATTTTGATAAGCACGCTGCATTGACATAGAATTTACAGTTATTGAAAGTACACGAAGGTTCTCGCATATGTGCAAAGAATTCACGTCTAACAACCTGAAATCCATCAAAATCAAAATCCTCTCCCATATCAAGTATTTCATCATCCTCTGCCAACAGAGGAAAATTTTCAGGCTTGCGAACTGCCATATTTGCATTTGCAGGTTCACCAACTGACCTCAAAATTTCAGACAATGTATTTTGTCCGTCAAACTCATTCATTACTGCTTACCTCCTGTAAATCAATATCTCTTAATTCTTGTTGTATGTATCTTCGCAGTTCCTCAAAGCTCGTTACATTCATTTTCTTGCCTGTTTCATAAAGATGTCCTTCGATGCGAAGTTTCCATTCGTGTTCGCTTTGTGTCTCAAGCTCTTCAATGGAATGTTCGTGCAGATAGTATTCCTTACCGAAATTATTTGTCCACGATTCAGGTATAGCCCTTATACGCTTCCCATAAGGAGTTAAAGGCTGCATCTTTACGCAAGTTGAAAACGGCTCGTCCTCTGCCATTTTTGGCACAAGGTGCGGCTTAAGGAACGCCTCGGTGTTTGCTGTGTCAAAAATGTAGGCAACTTGAGAACCTTCTACAAGCTCCGTTCCTGTTATACGATACCTAAAGTCATCGTTCCAGCCGAACAAAGAGTAGATGGTCTTACCGAAAGCTGCCGTTGAAATATTACGAGGAATAAACCTCTGTCCGCTTATCTTTGAACATACAACGCTCTGACGATTATCACTATTCGTAGTCCTAACAGCGAATTTTCGTGTGATAGGATTTACAAGCAATTCAATATGATTGTTGTTACCGATTTTGTTAGTACAACTTGCACTTAACGATATATGCTTATCTCCAAAATTGATAATAGGCCTATGGAATGTGTCAAACAGCTCCATTCGTGCTACCTCAAAGCCACGAAGGTCAAAATCCCCGGCTTCAACCTCAACAGTAACTTCCTCTGCTTTTTCAATGTTGGGGTCATAGTCGGGACCATAAACGCTGTGTGATGCCTTGAGATAATCCGTTTCTTTAAAAGATGCCCAACGAGGATTTATCACAACAAAGCCTTTTAATATTCCGCTATCAATAACTCGCAGTTCGGGAAGGTATGCCTTATTGCGATACTTTGCATTATCAAGCATTCGCTGAACAGCAAGAAAATCATCCCTTGATACAATTGCTTCGTGATGATTTTTATAGATGCTCTGTGGCTTTTGTCCTGTGTTTTTCATTGTTTTTCGCTCACGATAATTGAGTTTGAACCTTTTCCTTGTTTTAACATAACCACAATGCCGTTCATTTCGGAGTATTTGAACCACGCCTCCGGCTGTCCATTTTATATTGCCGAGGTAAGATTTACGCCCCAAAGCAATAAGAACATCTGCAATTTGCTTTGTTGAATATCCGTAAAGGTACATATAAAAAACAAGTTTTACGGTTGGTGATTCTTCGTGGTTAATGATTAGGTTACCTTCGCTATCGTGTGTATATCCGAGCAACTTTGGAGTAAGCGGGATACCATTGTCAAGCCTCATTCGGAGAGAGGTTTCCATACTTCTGCTTCTTGTGTGGGACTCTTCCTCTGCCATAGTAGCAATAAATGATAGTGCCATTTGCGAGTCATCATTTAAGGTGAAAATTGCCTCCGATTCAAAGAATACACCAACGGGAGATTTCAGTTCTGCCAGTTCTCGTACTAACTGAATCGTATCTACAAGGTTACGAGCAAAACGGGAAACATTCTTTGTGATAATTAGGTCAATTTTCCCGGCTCGGCAGTCATTCAACATTTTATTGAAATCATCTCTGTAATCTTTAGAAGTTCCGCTTATGCCCTCATCTGCGTAAATGTGGACGAGTGTCCAATTTTCACGGCTTCTGACAAAATCTTCATAGTATATTTTTTGAAGCTCAAAGGAAGTGGTTTGTCTTTCATCATCTGTTGACACACGTGCATAGACAGCAACTCTCTGTGGCACATCTGTATCGTAATAATCACGTTGTTTTTGGGCAGGAATGTACTCATAGTTTTCTTCGTCTATTTGAACGTGCATTCGCTGCCTTTGCTTTTCTCTTGAATGTTCCTTTGACATTCGCTTATCGTTATCAATCACCTAAAAGCCTCCTTTCTTGGAGTAGTTTAATTGCTTCTTCTTCATCATCCGGGAGAACTTTCCAATTAGGTGAAGGAAGGAACTCTGTATCTCTTAAATCTTCAGTATGATAAGAGGCAAGTGTATAAATATCTTCTGAAACGATGTATATACCAACAGGAGGTGTCTGTGCCGCAAGTAACCTTGATAACAAAATTAAGTCTTCCTCATATTGTGTTATATTCTTCTTTTTTTGAGTTATTATGAGGTCAACTTTTCCATTCATTGAATCATCTATAAGTCTTACCAATTCAGGAGAGTATTTCATTTTTGGTGCGGTATTGCCTTCGTCTATATAAAAGTCCACAAACTTCCACTTTGGGCAAAGGGCAATGGTGTCCAAGAACTGCTTTTTATGATGTGCGAGATAGTTTTCGTGCTTTGTTTGGTTGAAGTATCTGATATATACGCCTATCTTATACTCCTTTGTTGTACTCGGGCGCTCGTGCCGAATGGTCTGCAGCCAAGCCTTATGCTCTGCAATTTTAATAGCCTGTTCCGATGTTTCCCCAAATGTGAGAGCAAACTGCGGTGTAGCTATGGCATTTAATTTATCAAATACTTCAAGTTCGTCCATGTTGTACCTCCATAAAAATAGTTTCAGTAACATTTTATATCCAATTGGATAAATAAACCATAAACCCACAGTCAGGTGCTTGACTATGGGTTTATAAAATCAAAAAATTTATTCAAAATATACAAAAAAAGAGTGAGACTAATTCATCTTGAATTCATCTCACTCAATAATCGTTATTTTCCTTTGGGGTATGCAAGGTTGTCTTTACTTGCTTCACAATCTTTATGATTGATTCTATTTCAGAAGGACTACAATCCGATAGCAGTTCGGAATATTCTTTTTGATACAGCTCGTTCACTTCCGGGGTGTCGGGACGAAGAATAATATCCGCTGAAACTTGAAGTGCCTCAACAATTCTTACGAAGGTTGTGAGCCACATTTTGCTTTTTCCAAGTTCAATATCACTTAAATTGGAAGGTGAAATGTGAGCTTCAAAAGCGAGGTCATTTTGTGTCATCTTCTTGGACAGGCGGATTTCTCTGATTCGCTGACCTATTTCTTTAGTTTTCAGTTTTTCGTCCAAAAATAACACCTCACTTCGTCATTTGACTATATTTATGATACATTTTATCATCACTTGGATATATTGTGAATAGCGAGTTGGATAGATATTATCCGATAAGATATAATGTTAAGTGAAATATTTTTTAAGGAGGAAAAATATATGGAACTTAACTACATCATTATCGGAAAGCGAATTAAGGAGGTGAGAAAAAAGAGAAAATTATCGCAAGAGGCTCTTGCAGAACTTATTGAAAAAAGTCCGCCCTATATCAGTTACATAGAAACTGCAAAAAAGCACTTGAGTTTGGAAACGCTGATTGATATAGCAAATGCATTACACATTTCCGTTGATTCACTTCTGGCGGCAAATGTCCTGTATAAAACGGAAGTTAGGGATGAGTTCAGCGAACTTATGAGCGATTGCGAAGAATACGAAAAGCGAATAATTGTTGACACAGTTAAAACTCTAAAACAATCACTTCGTTTGGAACTTTAACATTCCCGATTTTCTCATTATTTGCTATTATATTCGATTATAAAACAATTAACCATAAACCCGTTGTTATAGGCTTGACTACGGGTTTATGAAAAAGTGCTCAAACTACATTTTCGGCAAAAACTACTATATTTTGGTTGAAAACGAGATTTTTAGCACACTATTTGGTATAATTATATGCGGAGGTTTTATTATGATTTACTATACTGGAGATATACACGGCGAACCCTCAAGGGTGATTAAATTTGCCGATAAATTGAACTTAACAAGCAAAGATACGATTGTTATTCTTGGTGATGTCGGTGCAAATTACTTTCAGGATTTCCGTGACGAAATAACGAAAAAGAAGTTAAATGACATCGGTGTAACAATTCTTTGTATTCACGGAAATCACGAAGTCCGTCCGGCAAATATCCCTTCATACTCATTGATGGTTTGGGAAGGTGGCAAAGTGTGGTATGAGGATAAATATCCAAACCTATTATTTGCTAAAGACGGAGAAATATATACTCTCAATGGTATGCGTTATCTTGTTGTAGGCGGAGCGTACAGCGTGGACAAACACTACAGACTTGCAATGAACAGAGGCTGGTGGGCAGATGAGCAGCCTTCGGATGAAATCAAGCATTATGTTGATAGTCAAATTGTGAAAAATGAAATTGATGTTGTTCTTTCTCACACTTGTCCGCTTAAGTTTGAACCGACAGAAGCATTCTTGCCGGGAATCGACCAAACAAGTGTGGATAAAAGCACAGAAATATGGCTTGATGAAATTGAAGAAAGGATATCATATAAAGCGTGGCTCTGCGGTCATTGGCATATTGATAAGAGTATAAATAACTTTCATTTTCTTTTTAATTCTTGGAAAAGTGCTGCAGACATTTTCGTAGAAAGTGAGTGATATTATGGGAAAATATAAATTTTTACAGCCAGTCGAGGAAATGGAACACATAAGCCGAGCCGAACTTGGTGAACGCTTTGATGAAATTCTCGAAGCCTGCGAAAAGGATAATGTAGGCTTTGTAATTACCGACTGCGGAAAAAATGATGTTGTTTTATGTCCTGCTCGTTGGATTGATTTTAGGTTCGATGATGATTTCGGCTGTATAATGAATTGTGCAGTCAGATATGCACTCGGAAGAAACACCTATATGCCCGGTCTTGTATGTGATTTTGTGCGTAAATATATGAGTATTTTTGATGCAAAAACCATTGATGTTATCATTCAGGACATTGACAGGGATTTAGAGTTCGGTTTAGACCAAAAAGAACTCTGGATTTCATTAAAGAACGACCTTCTCAAGTTTAAGGAAACGCGGGGTGATAAGAATGAGTGAAAAATATTATATCTTTCAATTGGATGACCCTGCTACACCCGGTTTCTGTTCTTTTAACAAATTATATGTTGGCACAGAAGCTGATTTGATGCATGTGGCAAATAATCTTGAAAAAGAAAATCACTACC